CAAAGCCCTATCGTATGCAAACTTCCTGACAAATTCACGCTTCTTACCCTTTACATTGACGAAAGAGAACTTCTCCTTGAGACGAACGGGTGTGGGTGTCTTACCCTTGGTAGCCTTAATTTCCTTGTGTTTGGCATTTAGCTTATTCGCAGCTTTCTTCCTTCCACTTTCAATCTTCCTTGCATATTCCATAATATTGGAAGGAGACATCACCCCGTAGGGTGCGTTAGCCTTGGGGCTTGGACTGGCCGGTTGAATCTCAGGGACTGGGTTGGGGCGTACAGCACCGGGTCTCCTCAGGGGTGCCGGTTTGGTTTTGGGCTTAGCTAATGCAGCCGCAGCCCTCTTAATCGCACTGTTCATCTTCTTCTTCCTTTCCGTAGTTGAGAGTTTGGGACTGGCAGTCTTGGTCTTAGCCTTGGGTGTCTTGATCTTGGGAGGTGTCTTAGCCTTAGGAAGCATTTTGAGAGCCTCCGTGACAGTCTTTGGTCTATTCGGTGATTTCTCACCAGTTAAGAATGGGTGTGTCAAAATAGTCTTGAATGTGGGAAGGTTTGCTCGGAGGGCGACGTGGTAATCTGAGAGTAGATATCCCTCGCTGGTGAATTTTCCGTTAAACTCGAGGAACTCTTTATTCGGTATAAGCTCTTCGATGAAATTTTTAATAGCTCGCTCGTTTAGAGTCCCAGGTTGTCTCACCTTAACATAAATCACATACAAAAACCTATGAATATCGTAGTAAATCGTACCTGGACCTATTCCATGCCCGTATACACCTATATCCTCATATACACCATCCTTCGTTTCTGGGTTTGGCATACGCCTGGACCAGTATGATAAACCAAAATCAATGATATGCGCTTCTACACCAGCGTTCGTACGCTTATACTTTTTGATATCAGGTGAACCGAGACGACTCCTAAAAGATCCACCAGGGTCGTTCCGAATTACTTTACGACCGAGGTCAACTTTCCAAGTGTACTCGGCCTCTCGCCGTGAAACCATCACGTTACCTCCATGTAAATCGCGGTGACGGAAGTCTGGAAATTTTTGGTTAATTCGGTAGAGATTATCAAAAACCTGTACAATTACAGACTTTATCGCATCAAGAGATGGCTTGGTTTGCCACCACGAATTAAACGACATACCATTAAGAAGTTCCATATAAAGAATATCCTTGGGTTTGGTACGTTCTTTTGGTTGGACCAACGTACCATTCTTTTTACGCACCTTTTTAGGTGTTTTATATTGGATGGGGCACTTCTTAAAGAGGTACATCTCAGGAACCGCAAACTCCTTCAATTTTTCGGCAACCTTGAATTCAAACTCGAAGGCGCCATCAGTACTTTCCGATGTATCTATCTCTTTGTAGGCGACATACCGCCTTCCATTATCATTGATACTTCCACGGTACATCTTTCCAAATGCACCTTCACTCAGTGGCTTACCCTTACCAGTACGAAGGGTAGGTGAGTTGTAACTGGGAACCTTCAAGAAGTGTTCTGGGATACAAGCCTTCTCACCTTTGAGTAACTTCTTGAGATTACTCTCGATAGACATGCTTATATAATGTTGAGAATATTTTTTTAAAAATAAAATAGTTTGATATTTTAATGGCAGTAGACCCAAATGTGGATATTGTAATGAAAACCCTTGATGAGAATCGTGATAAGTTGCCAGAAGGTGCGTATCTCAAGATGTGTAACGCATTAAAACGCATACATGATAAGATGTATCGGCGTACACGATTCACCATTCACAGAAACAAGATAGTGATGTTTTATGCATCCATGTTTTCTATATGTAAAACTATTAAAGTCTTTAAAAATTTTAGAAAATGAAACAAAATATATGTTCAAGTCTGCCTTAACCATAAGTGGACATTATTGCCCAACCGCGGCGTAAAATAGAACCTAAGTAGATCGAGATTTACGCATTTTTAAACTAATCTAAGAATGGACGATTACGTGCAATCCATGAATGAGTACTTCTCCCTCATGAAAAAAGCCGGCTTTGATGAATACACACATGAGGCGCGTGAACTATTCGACAACTCCCTTGCTCAGATAGATCGCGATGCCGCCATCACCCTCATGGAGCTCCGAAAGGAGGCGGAGGCGCTCAAGGTGGAGAACGCACGGCTGAGGGACGAAGAGCCAACGGATGACAAAAATTTATTTGAATGTTTCAAAAATGTCATTCGTGAAAATCGCTCACATTACATGTCCATGTATAAGAGCAAAAGTAAGATTAACGGCGAACTCTCGGAAGATTTCATTTATGAACACTTCCAGTGTCTTGATTGTGGATCTCGAATTTCAAAAGAACGTCCGGGAACAAAATGTCTTGATCACACATGTATGGGGTGTGGCAAAAAGTATCAAACCAAAGGTGAAGGTAAAAGTTTAAATGCACTCAAAAACTGTATTCGTATGGGGCAATTCAGAACAATTGGAAGTGACTATAATACGCGATTGAACAGTGTTCGAAATCGCGAGTGTGATTTTATTTGTGTGTTTTATCAAACAAAAGATGGAGTTGCGGACAGTTTAACAGGGATCCTACACGTTCCCGCGAATAAGATCACCGAAGACCATGTGATTCCTTGTAAACGTCTCAAACCACCCGCGCGACGAGCTGGTTACCAAGGGTGTAACATACTCATGACTTCATTTAACATCGTGCATTTGGAATAAACCTAAGTTAGAGAATAGAAACGTTATAAATATAAGAATCATGGAGAGCGTTGAGAAACTCACGCATATCGAACACGTTTTAAAGCGACCAGACTCCTATGTCGGTCCGACCGATTTAAGTACGGAATCCTATTGGATTCTTAACGGTCAGAAATTCGAAAAGAAGAGTACCAAGTATTCACCCGGTTTACTCAAGATTTTTGATGAGATCCTCGTCAATGCCATCGATCGCAACTCACTCCATCCTAAAAATGTAACGTCCATCTCCGTATCCGTAGATAAAGTATCTGGTTCCGTCACCATTGAAAATAATGGCCCACTGGGTGGAATCTCTGTTAAAATGCATGAAAAAGAAGGAATCTGGAATCCTGAACTCGTATTCGGACACCTTCTCACGAGTACTAACTATGATGATAATCAAAAGCGGATTGTAGGAGGCCGTAATGGATATGGAGCCAAGTTGACGAACATCTACTCTTCTGAATTCTCAATCATCGTAAAGGACCACGAAACAAAGCAGACGTACACACAAAAGTGGTCGGATAACATGTCAGTGTGTGAACCTGAAAAAATCAAAAAACATTCGGGTGCCACATCATCCGTGTCCATCACATTCATTCCTGACTGGAAACGGTTTGGGATGACCAAGATGGATTTCAACATCTACAAAATCTTCGAAAAGCGTGTATGGGATGCTAATATCTGCACGACACCCAACTGCAAAGTCAAGTTCAACGGTGAAGCTCTTCCCAAACAAAGCTTTGAAGCCTACGCCAAAATGCACGAAGGTGTAGAAAATGTACACTGTGCCACAACTGATCGCTGGTCTGTCTGTATCGGTCCATCCGAAGATGGTATGCAACAGGTATCCTTCGTAAACGGTATCTGTACCAGTAAGGGTGGTACCCACGTTGACCACGCTGCTTCGCTGGTCGCTGCGGGTATCATCGAAGAGATGGCGAAGAAAATTAAGCTCAAACCTCAACAGGTCAAAAACACCCTTTCTATCTTTGTGAAAGCAACCCTCGAGAACCCAACCTTCTCGAGTCAGGTCAAGTCTGAGTGTACACTCAAGGCACAAGACTTTGGCTCCAAGTTTGAGATGCCTAAAACCTTCGTCAAAAACGTCTTGAAGACGGGTGTTTCGGACGAACTCACAGCTCTCTCAAAGTTCAAGGAGATGAAGGAATTGGCAAAGACCGATGGTGGAGCTCGTAAGAGTAAAATTACCGGAATTCCCAAGCTCGATGATGCAAATAAAGCTGGTACAGCTCAATCTGGAAAGTGTACACTTATCGTCACAGAGGGTGACTCGGCAAAGACCCTCGCTGTCGCTGGTCTTTCTGTGGTGGGAAGAGATCACTACGGGGTCTTTCCTCTCCGGGGCAAATGTAAAAACGTGCGCGATGCCTCTGTGTCACAGTTGACGTCGAATCAGGAATTCAATGACCTTAAAAAGATTCTCGGATTGCAACAGGGAAAGGAATACACCGATGTTTCCGAGCTTCGATACGGACGTTTGATGATCATGACTGACGCGGATAATGATGGCTCGCATATCAAGGGTTTAATTCTCAATATGATTCATGCGTTTTGGCCCAGTCTCCTCAAATTGGGCTTTGTGGTGTCGATGGTCACACCGATCATTAAAGCCACAAAAGCTTCTCAGACCAAATCGTTCTATACGGATTCTTCATTCCGTGCATGGTACGGGGATGGTCAGCCGGGTTGGCGGATCAAATATTATAAGGGTCTCGGTACTTCAACTTCTGTGGAGGCTCGAGAATATTTCAAAATTATCCAAGATCTCACCGTTAAATTTAACGTGGATGTAATGACGGATGATTCCGTGGTACTCGCGTTCGATAAAAAGAAGGCCGACGATCGTAAGACGTGGCTTCTTGAAAGTACCGCGAAAGAAGCAAAAGATCTTGAGGTACCGTATGGTAAGATAAAGCAGCTGGAAATTACCGACTTTATTCATAAAGATCTGGTAAACTTCTCATTGGCGGATTTGAAACGTTCTATCGCACATATGGCAGATGGACTCAAACCGTCCCAACGAAAGGTTATGTATTCATGCTTCCAAAAGAACCTTAAGGATGAAATGAAGGTGGCGCAACTCGCCGCTTACGTAGCTGAAAAGTCTGCTTACCATCATGGTGAAGTAAGTTTGGCTGACACCATTGTTAAACTAGCAAACGATTACACGGGCTCTAATAATATTAATCTTTTGGAGCCATGTGGTCAGTTTGGTACACGACTTATGGGAGGTAAAGATGCATCTCAGACCCGTTATATCTTTACGAAGTTGTCGAAGGAAACTCGAAATATCTTCGACCAAAAGGATGACGCGATACTTACATACCTCGACGATGACGGACGAGCGATTGAGCCTGAGCATTATATGCCTGTTCTACCTATGGTGCTTGTAAATGGAACCGAAGGAATTGGAACGGGGTTTTCGTGCTACGTACCACCCTTCAATCCAGAAGATATCAAGGCAAATATCCTTAATTTTACAAATGGCCGAGAATTGAAAAAAATGAAACCCTGGTTTCGAGGGTTTAAGGGGTCTATCTTAGAACAGGATGATGATTCATGGATCGCACAAGGTGTATGGAAATGCATTGGGAGGACGGTAAAGATAACAGATCTCCCTCCGGGTAGATGGACCCAAGATTACAAGGAACACCTCGATACTCTCGTTGAAAAGAAAATCATCAGTGGTTTCACAAATAACAGTACAACTGAGAATGTTGATTTTATCGTCCAAGATTATAACGGCAAAGACGCTGTGAAGGATCTCAAACTGCAAAAGACTATCAGATGCTCAAACATGCATTTGTTTCATCCCACAAAGGGTATATGTAAATACGATTCACCTGGTCAAATTTTGGTTGATTTTATTAAACTTCGTATGGAACATTACAAGAAACGTAAGGCGCATCTCATCGACACAACTAAGAAGAAGGCTGAACTCTGTTCTCATCGAGCGCGTTTTGTTAAGATGGTAATCGATGGTGATATAGTTGTGTTTCGTCGCAAGAAACAGGATCTCGAAAACCAACTTTCCACCTTATTTCCCAAGATTGACGATTCACACGATTACCTTCTACACATTAAGACCATCGAATACACGGATGAGAGAGTGAAAGCGTTATTCGATGAATGGAATAAACTCAGAGAAGAAGTTTGTTTGATTGAAGCTACTGGTTATTTTGAAATGTGGGAAACTGATATTAAAAAAATGTAACTAATATTTAGATATGATCGTTGAAGGTCCAAATCCTGGTGCTCAGATAGCACTTAACGCGATCGGTAAACAGGATACGTATTTATTAGAAAATGATCCCGAAAATTCGTTCTTTAAATATGATCCCAAGAGACACTCAAATTTTCAAAAGTTTCATCGAAGTACAAAAATCGATAATCCAGGTACAAAAGCTAACTGGCCTTTTGGTGAAAGTATAAAAGTGACACTAAACCCACGAAATATGGGAGATTTATTGAGTAATATGTACATAGCCATAGACTTTCCGGGGTTGGGTAGTAATTCGTTTTACCTCTCGGATCAAATAGGAAGACATTTAATAAAATCTGTAGCGATGCGCGTCGATGAAACTGAAATAGAAAAATTTCACGATGACTGGGGTATCATATACGATGAATTGTACCTAGACGCATCCGAAAAGCGAACTAAACGGTATTTAGTGAATAGATTCTTTGCAGAAGGAACATCGTCTGTAAATAACGCGGGATTGGTTACGAACGAATCGAAACTATTCATACCTATACCACTCTTCTTTTCAAGGAAATATGAGGGAGATGAATATGATTCTAATAAACCTAATAGACCATACTTTCCTACGTGTGCCATACATAAACAGAAAATAGAATTTGAAATTACATTTAGACCACAAACATTCTTTACGAACTCCACCGATACAGTTAGTTTAGCTAATTTTAAGATCATAACAGAAGAAATCACAGTATCAAATCAAGAACGTATATATCTCATGACTAAACCCCAAACATTTATCACTGATATAGTGAGAAAACATCCCACTGTAGAAACGGAACTTAATGAAAGTGAAGTAAAGTTACAACTCGTACCAAATGTACCGGTAAAAAGTATGAATTGGTTCTTGCGTAACACGGATTTCGAGGATGAATCCGTATACGCGGGTGGTACATCGTTAGAAAGTAATGTGTTCTATAATCGCTACAATTTTTCGGCGAGCGACACGGTATCTTTATCTAACGCATTTTTTCAACCTATCATGGACAGTGCCAAAATTTATATAAACGGGCAAGATTTACCAAACTTACCGCTCGTTGATCATACGTATTATAAGTATGTAGTACCTCATAACAGTAGACTTTCTAGACCTGAAAAGAATATTTACACGTATACATTCTCGATGAATCCGATTAATGTGGAGCCATCGGGAAGTTTGGATTTTGGGCAACTTCAATCCGACCGTACCGTTTTAGATGTGAAATTAAAGGATGGTCTTTCTAGTTCAAACACATACTCTTTACATCTATACTACGTCGGGTATCAAACGTTTAAGTTTGATGGGGGGTTCGTATCACTCGTATCAGTACCACCAATTGGTACATATGTACCTGAAACGTCTATGGAAGTTGGGGGTGTTAGGCCTAAACCTGGAGAACTAAACAGAGAGATTCCACCAGGTTATGGTAGGCCTAAACCGGAATAACTTTTTGAAGTATCCCCCCCTTATTAAATAAATCGGAATGATGGTTGCGTATGTAGTCAACTATACTGTTCTTAATACACCATCTAATAAAATTTAACTGTGCAACAGTAGTGCTTATTTTATCAGATGTGCCCGGAACAATGTATTGCATCTTATTAGATCTACAGAATGGGTCGAACAATTTTTTGCTGTATCCATCTAAACTAGATTTATAGGCGCAGTGAACGCTAAACAACTTTCCGTCACGGGTCTTGTATGTTAAATTATTTTTCTTAGAATAGTTGGTGATAAACCACTCGAGATTTCGAAGTGATATACCACCGGTTTTGTTTAAAAGTTCTTTTAGTATAGTTCTATTTTCGGGTAATATGTAGAAGGCGTTGATAGAATTTAATAGTATATCCGATTTGTTCATTATTATATAATACTAACTAATTCTCTAAGTTCTTTTGTATGTTTTTTGTTTTTATCTTCCTCACATTTCGGACAACCCTCTACGCGGGGACCTGGCCAAGGGTGATTGTGTCGTAATATGCTACTCGATCGTTGTATGGGTTCGCATAATCTTTTGTCGTTTATATGAAAATTACAAAAATTTGTACCATTTGCACTTTTTTTCGTACACAGTGTATTATCACGCTTTAATCCCATACAATGATCATTTTCCCCCAATGCATCCCTTCTTAAAAGTTTTAGTGGTATGCTGTGAATTTTTGAAATTTTTTCTATAACTTCACAAACTTTTTCGTAAACACGTTTATCGACGCGTTCATTGAATAACTGATTTATTTGTAAAACATCTTTATCATAGACCATATATTATTATGAAGTTTCTTTTTTAAATAAGTCTGCTATTGTCACTTGCTTCGTTTTAGGTTCCCGCTTCTTTCGTGGTGGTTTAGCTCTTAAAAGCAACTCTCCAAAAATTTGCTCTTTAGGGTTTCCGAACAACGGTTCCAATAAATCGCACACGGGATTCAAGAATTTATTAAGAAAGTAATATACATAGTCGATCTTAACATTGTTATCTTGGACATATTTTGGATCCTCAGACTTCTCAAACGCCCGTGCCTTAGGATCTCCGGTATCCGTCAAAAGATAAGGTACGCGGTCTCCAGATTGAGGTTCAGATCCCGGTTGTCGAATACGCATTTTATTAACAACTTGAACATGAGCCATACTTATATCATTGCACGTGAACATATTGTTGTGATCTGGATTCACTTTATCATAAGACACATATTCACCCTTTACTTTATACTTATCGGATAGAGACTGGCTCAAAATAAGTTTTTCGTTAGGTACGTTACCTTCGAGAAGTTCTACAGCTCGCTGCCTCGCCAAAGCTTTGGGTGCGGTGGTGTCGTTGCTCTCCAATATAACGTCGAGCAATTCTTTACTCACTTC